GTTGTTGTTTCGGGCCTATTTTTAATCATGCTAGATGCAGCTAAAGCATCTTTTGTATCAACCTTTTTAAAAACAATCGAATTTGTTTCTGGCTCAAAATACATACCGATAATGTCATTTTTAGTGACAGCTTCAATTTCCTCTTGAGTGAGTCTTAAGAATCCATCATTTTTCTTTACTATTGCTGCGAGTATAGAAAATAGGTATTCTGGATCCTTCATATATTTACTCATCTTTTTTAGCCTTATTCATTGATTGTGTTTTTCTTTTTGATGCTTCTTTTCTTTCTTTTGCATAATCAAAAGATTTTTTAAGTCTCGCTTTGACCTTTGGGTCTTTTGCATTCTGATATGCTGCTCTTGCTCTTTGGTGTATTAAATTAATAATTTGTGACTGTCGCTTATGTGATTTAGATTTAAAAGATGATTTAGAAAGAGTGTCCTTAATATCTTGCACTGTTGAAAACTTTACAGATACTGTATCACTAGGATTTTCATCTGTGTATAACCTTCGACCAGAGCCTTTAGGTTTTTTTCCTGTACCTTTTTTCGGATCTGCTTCGTATAAATCAACACTTTCGTTTTTACGTTTCTTTTTTCGTTTCTTACCCTTTTTCTTTTTGACACAGTTAGGATACATTTTTCCAAACATCTTTTTCATGCCCTTCTTTTCATAGCCCTTCCAGCATTTTTCTAAAAGAACAAGAGTGTCACTTAATTCGTCAGCAATAATTTCTTTGAGTTCTTCTTCTGTTATATTTTCAAGCAACTCATTCATCTACCTTTCCACCATTTTGTTTTTTTAGATTCAGGTTCACATTTTTCACCTTCGGAACAAAGCTTGTATATATTGGATAAAAAGCCACTTTCTTCTTCAAGTAATTTTTCGATCTCTTCTTTTATAATTTGTTTAAGTTCTTTCTTAGTCATTTTCTTTATCGTCTTTAGTATCTTGTTTTTTGCCTGTTTGTGTTTCTATAGACTGTTCGTTAGTATCAATTGGGCCCCCTCCAGCCCAAGTATTACATGCTCTGGCACTGTGACATTTGAATTTCCACATGTGGCAGTAACCAAAACCAAGTACAGCACCTTCTTTTGGAAATCCCGGGAAATCTTCAATTAATTTATCTTTTAATTGTTCGTCAACTCTAGACATTGGATCAACTTGATCAGTTGAAATTGGCAGACATTCTAACATCCTCGGAGATACATCAAATGCGACACAATTTCCACACCGTTGTCCCATAGCTTCCTCTGGTGTAGCTCCAGCCCATTTTTCAGAGGCTAATTTCCAATATTCCATGCTCGGTTCTAAAGGATTCATGGGACCATAATCAGCTTCGCTACGACAACGATCCCTATTTTTAGTATTAAGATCTAAATCTTGAGTTGCAGGAGGGCATTTAACTTCTTGTTCTTCGGTTAAATATTTTCGCCAGTTTTCCATTAAAAGCTTCATTCTGAATCTCCAAGTAATTTACCAAACTCATCATTATATAGTTCTTTAACTTTTACAATTGCATCTTTGCCTTCTTTTTCTGCTGCTAATGCTGCTGCCAAACGATGATTGCCATCAAGAATATTTTTATATTCACCATTATCAACCAAAACGATTAATGGGAAGCTATAATTTGCCTTCTTTATTCTATCAGGATCTAAGTTTTTTCTAATGTTTTCAAGAGATTTCTTATCTTTAATCTTTTGTTCTAATTCAGTAGCCGGCATAGACTTACATTTTCTGCCTTCGTTGCAACTTTTACCTATAATTTTGAAAACATCATTAATATGAACATTGTCCCAGCTTGTATCCAGTCCACCGACTTCATTTAAATACTTTCGCCAGTTTTCAAGTAGGAGTTTCATCCGAATGTCCCGACATAAGCTTTTATTTTTTCTTTGCCCGCTTCTCTTGCTGCCTCTACTCTGTGTGCACCGTCTATCGTATATAGTGTGTGATTTAAAACGACAGGAGGCGGTTCTGTGCCTCTTTGATCATACATTTCGGCATAATCATCAACTTTGCCCAGATCTGTCCATGCCGTCTCTATTTTATCAAGTTCAATATCTTTAAGAATATAATAAGGATATTGGCTTATCCTATCTATCAGATCGCCTTCTACAAAATCATCCTCTTCCATATGAATAGAACGAACTAAGAATTCTATATCATCGCTCGATTTGATATTCATATTTTCTGTCAAATACTTTCGCCAGTTTTCAAGTAGGAGTTTCATGTTCTTAAATAGTTCTTCCAATTGTTGACTAACGATTCATTTGTTTGCATAAACGATGGCTGACGAGAATTAAGAAACTGAGCTAAAACCCTGTTAAACACCACAGTAAGGTTATCTTCATCGTCCATATCACCCTCTACAAGCTCTCTAAAAAGTCCAGCCATAATATCAGGCTCGTCAACATTTATCGAGAATGTAACGGTAATTCTAACTTCTCCTTGAACATAGGTATTCGCAAATGCTTTCATTTGTAAATAGTAGTTAGTGTTTTCAGCTTTTCTGGGTTCTTCTAATAGTTGTCTTCTCAACTCAATTTTAAAATCGCGCGATTCTAAGATTTGAATCAATACTTTTGGATCAATTTTAAATTCTTCTAGACTATAGTCGTGAGAATAATGGGCATAAGATTCGTAAGACTCGGTGTACTCTCCGTCAGTTTCTAGATCCCACTCATAAGAAGTAAGTTCTCCGTCTTCAATCTCTGTGGCTATCTTAATATAAGCACCACCTTCAATTTGACCTTCTTTCCTAAAGTATTCGGTCAAGGTTTCTTCCCATCCGTCTCTGTTATCATCAATTATTGTGTCAATGTTTCTAAGTGATTGTTCATACTCTTCAGGCAAAACCATATATGAGCTACCGTGAATCTTTGGATGTGCAAAATTAACTTGAATAGTTAAGTGTATTTCATCGCGAACACGACGAATTGTTGGGGTATCTGTATCGGAGGGCACAAAAATATCACCATAAGCATTTCTCATATTTAATTCATCAACTGAGTTCCATACAATTTCTTCTGCATTACTTGGTAGTCTTTTCCAGTCGCTCACATCCCATTTAGCAATAAATGCAGCATAAGGTCTAATGTAAGCACCATCGGCTCCATCATCACCAACTTCATAGTCAGAATATGTCTGAGCCATTCTGTTATTGTAATCGTTCATTATTTGTTCGCATTCCTGATTAAACTGTGCGATAATATCACCAACTAACTCAGCATCTAGTGTGTCTTCTGTATCCTTGTTTTGCTTCATCGAACCTTCAACTTCGACATCAGCACCTAAAAGTTGCTGCATTAGTTTAAGTCTACCGGATGCACCGGCAGTATCTTCGTATGAACCACCAAAAATCGTAAACCTACTTAAATCAACCTTACCATCTTCTCTTGGCATATTTTGGATAACTTCTTCTTGAGTAGATCTTGCCCAGTCTGTGACTGTATCTGCTATACCGGGGATGTCAGCACCGTAGATTCTTTTTTCTGGCATGCCGACATCTTGTCCGTCATCGTATCTTTTTGGTGTGTCAGTGTCATAATAACGAACATGTCGAACTCTAACTCTTGAAAGTGGAGTTATATCACCTGTAAATGGTCTTTTGTCATCATAAAAGATTTCACCTTCTTGAATCTCCTGTTCTGCACTGTCTATATTTCCTGTGTCAGTGGCTGCTAACAGTTCTTCGGTCTCTACTACATATGCTACCGCTCCGTGACCTCTAGCCTCGGCTACAGCACACTTATAGTAGGATTGATAGGCGCTTGTGCGGCTAGCAGGTGAATGACACGATGTAATCTCGTCAAAATCACTCATTCTAAGCACATCGATAGGATGGCGAGTAATAATTATAGAAAATTTGTCACTATCAATCTCATTAATGTTCTTTTTGATGTATCCAGCATTCTTTTTCCAGTATTCTCCAAATTTTGTGGCTAAATCTTCCAAATCATAACCAGCAGGACCAGCGATACCGGGATTGGGAATATATAAAAGAATTTGTTGACTAATACGTCTATAATCTGGATTTTTCTGAAATTCAGAGTCTTTTTGCATTATTTGTCTTTGTTTTCTCTTTAAATCGGCTATTTTTGCAAATAATTTGCCAATTTTCATCTGAAACTTCTTGATTTTCTTTTTTTCTGGACCTCCCATCAAAGAAGCAACCATATCTTCAACCCTTGTTACTTCTCTGGTCGCAGAAACAGTCCCTTTGTCCCACTGTACATCATATTCTTGTGTTTCAAAGAATTTTGCGAACTTTCCAAGCTCTGTGCTTGGATCTGTAGTTGGAAAAGGGATGACAACTCGCATTTTTCCGCTAAAAAGGTCATTTAAAGGCAAATTTGCCGGATCAAGGTCGTCTAAAACATCCTCAAGCACTCTCAACTCGTCTTCTTCGATTTCTCGAAGGATAGATTCGTTTTTTCGTTCGCCTTTTTTAGATCTTGACCGTTGATTTTTGCAAAATTGCTTCATTGTGAAGCCTTTTGGGTTATCACACTTCTTTTTTCGCTTAGCTCTTTCAGATTTAGAAAACTTTTCTTCTAAATTTTCTAAAATATCAGCAGTTTTTGCTAAAATTTGTTCATCTGTAAGCATATTACCACTTTTTGCAAGACCAATAACGTGCTTTTAATTTAGACCCGGGATTCTTGCAGTTATGACGGGCTCTAAATGACTTTCTACGGGCTGGAGAGTCCTTTTTTATCTCCATATTCGCATCACCATAACGAATAATCTTTTCGGTACCACCTTCGCATGCCTTAACTACGAATTTTTTCTTACCGTAACCGGGTTCACCCTTACGAATTCGTCTCGAAGAGTTACATTTCATGCGATCCTTAGCAGATTTTTTCTTTTTCTTCTTTTTTTCTTCTAAAATGCCTTCTTGTATAATTAATTCAATTTCATTTTGGATTTCTATCTCCAAGGATTCTTTTTTAGAATTACCCCAGTTTTTAGCTCCGACTCTACGGCATTTTACTAGTGCACCAGAAGCATAAGCACTGGGCCAAACACTATATCTTGATTTTACCTTGTGATAACAAGCATCTCTCTTAGCTTTCTTCTTTTTCTTCTTCTTTTTCTTCTTTTTGCGCTTTTCATCAAGCACGGCTTCAAGTTCTTCTTTGACTATTTCTTCAAGTTTACTGCGATCGGCTCGCATTCTTCGTAAGTCAGCCATTGAGGTAGTTGTGGCTGCTGCTGGTTTGTTTCTTTTTAAATTGTCCGCTTCTTCCCATTGTCGTGCAAGTTCTTGAAACCCCTGTTCTTGTTCTATTTTTTGAACAAGTTCGGCTGCGATTTCTCTCTTTCTTTCATCGGACTTTGTATCTTCAATTACTTCTTCGGGGGTTGAATCATCGCCGCTCATCGCTGCAGCCATCAGTGCCCCGCCTATAAGTGCGCCGGTGCCTATACCTTCATTTATAATTTTTTCAAGCTCCTCTTGAATAATCTGTTCTAAATCCATGTATAATACCTCATTCTTTTTAGATTTCTTTTTAGCTTTCTTTCCCCATGATTTGCCCTTGCCTCGTTCTTTGCATGCACCGGGTGTGGGTCTACAAGCAGGATATTTCTTTCTTTTTTCGCCAGATGACCTACCGCAAGATTTATAACCACCTTTTCCATCAGGTGCATTACAGTCAACCCAGCCCTTCTTTTTACCTTTGGCACCTTTGCGGCCAAACCAATCTCTTAACGAAGATTCTTTACTGGATTCAGAACCAGCTTTCTTCCGTTTCTTTCTTTTTTTCTTTTTTTCGTCAAGTGGACCATACAAATCATTCATCACTATCAAATCCTGCTAGTTTTAAAGCTTTCTCCAATAAATAGATCGGTATTTCAGTATTGGCAATCTGTTTTATATCTTCAATAGTGGCCCATTTCCAATCATCATGTTCTATTTCTCCGGTTACTGGATTAGGTTTGTTAACTTTTACTGTGCCTGTCCATTTTCGGGTTAAAAAATAGTACTTTTTTGGTTTTGGTTCGCCAAGATAAATTAAGTCAGATGTATCACATAATAGATTAGTCTCCTCATCAAGCTCGCGAACTGCACCAGACTCAATAGAGCGATCATCTTCATCAATGTGGCCACCCGGTATTGTCCATTGACCGCCGCGGCTATCAATATTTGACCTTCTTAAAATTAAAAACCGTTGTTGTTCATCTAAACAGACAATGATTCCAACGGTTTTTAACTCACCTTCAAATAAAAAACTATTCCATTTATCAATTAACGACATGCTTTATAATTTTTTATTGTACCACGACAAAAGGCACCTAGTGCATCTTTTATATTTATATTTTTAATTGGTGCAACCCATATCATATTTTCTTGAATTTGAGTTCCGTATGTGTATTGTATATCAATTCCAAACAAGATACCAATTAATTCACCCTTTTTATTATATACACCAGACCCTGAGCATCCAAACCACCCATATGTGTTAACTATTAATTGTGTTCCTGCACCTTCAAGCTCTTCATATCCCGATATCCTACCATCAAAGGACATTAATTTATGCCATGATGGATGTCCAGAATAAACAATGTCAGTTCCTATACTGTAATCATTAGTTGGATTCCAATTCATTGCCTTGATTGTATGAAATCCGTTTGGCACTATTAATACGGCTATATCATGTTCTCTGCTTTTATATATCAAGGTTGCAGACCTTTGTTCCACATCTTTAGAAATTAAATATGTTTGCCCAAGACTACCATCAGTGACATGCTTAGCAGTTAAAACTAAGGTTACATCTTTGTATTGAACAACCGTCCCACTACCGTGTCCTGTGGATGTTACAACTTTAACAGCCGCACCTCTAACTCTTTTCTCGTTTAAAGACAATCCTTTACTGACCTTTTCGATAGGTTTTTGAGGCTTGTAATCTTGTAATTGTTGGGTCTGTTCACTATCATTTGTTTGTGCACTTACACTTGAAAACCCAATGCCAAGCATAACAACCAAACATTTAAATAAATTTTTCATTGGTTTGTTCCTTTAATTATTTCAAGAGCCAGAATCTACTGCACCTGTGTCTAACTCAATATATCTATATCCTATTTCAACTAATTGACCTGCCGATGGAATTACAGTAAAATAAACTGTATTGTCTGATTCTTGATAATTCCAATCATTATTTAGTGAACCATTAATAAAAACCCTAATTGAATCAGGCTCTGCTTTGTGTGTCAAAGTTAAGCTTTCGTAAGGTTCAATCGAGTGAGTTGCATCTGTAACTCCGGGGGCCCAATCATCAGAGCATATATCCACCACTGTACCACCAAGAACACTAGTCGCTTCCATATATCTTTCTCCATAATCAATTGGATTTACATAATGATCACAAACTGAATCAGGTTCACCAACATTTACGACACTGGCCATAAATACCGAACCCATTCTAAGGCCAGTATACCAACTTAAAAAGTCAGAAGGAACAGGATAATTTACATTACTTTGTTCATCTTCATCCGAAACAAATACTACTAATAAGCCTGCTTCTGGTCGCATCCAAGTTAAAGAATATGGATTAAGGTTCATATAATCATACACAGAATTAAACCCCTCCTCATAAGGAGCACTAGTAAGAGTTGCTAGCATAGCGGCGGCATCATCTATATCATCACCGGGTACTAACGGAAATTCACTGCTTACAACAGATTTTCTTGGATCAGCACTTATCATGACCAATCTCCAATCAGCTACGGGCAATGCAGTCAGCATAGCTTCGATCCCGGCTAGCAATTCAGGATTATATCGACTCATCGAACCAGACCGGTCGATTACCCAAAGAATGTCAATACCATCAATTGACATGTGTTGAGTAAACGAATCAACCCAAATAATTCCTTCATTGACCGGTACCTCTACCTCAACATAGATTGGAACTTCAACCTCGACCGGTACTTCAACTTCTATTTCAATTTGTTCTCTAATTGTTACTACTTCAGAAGCCCCACCGATCATATAATCCGTTGAGCAAGACAACAAACTTAATATTATAAGAAATATTCCCACATTAAATCCTCCTATTATATAGACCATAAATAACTATGTCGCTAATCACCTTCTCGACGAAGAAGTGCAAAACTTAATAAAAGCATATTGCAGAGCGACAATATTTCTAAATCAAACCAGTCATTCATACTTGCATATATAAAAAGCCAAATATTAGCCAAGAAGGCGGCTACAACAAAAGGAAATAGTATTTTGATTAGTTTGTTTAATTTATCCACTATTGTAACTACCGGCCCCACAACCAAAATCGAAAATTTTTCTTTTTATTGCGAATATTTTTTTTCTAGATTTTTTCTTCTTTTATTATTGTGTTAATTGAGTGATAATCATATATACCCATCACAACCGACATTTTTAAGCCGTATTCCTCAACATTAGATGGACCTTTATAGCCAAAGTAAGAGTCTCTCATATTACTCATCCAGAATACCTTCCAGAAATAAACATCATATTGATAACCATAATCAATTAACGGAGTTCGGCTTGAGTTTTGTATTCGTTCTATTAACACTCCTACGGAGCCAGTTATTCTATCAACCAGCAAATCGCCGGGATTTAGTTGAAGGTTGTTGACTTCTTTTTGTATATCAATCATGGTCATCATCACCATCATCAACTATCACGATTATTCCAGCTTTAATAAGGTTTATTAAACCGCCTTCAGAATAAACAACTCGTCCATCTTTAGACCATATGGAATCCCAAGCCCATGTAACATAATGTTCAAGTTCCCATACTAATTCGTATGGAATTGTAAAAGAGCCGTCATAGTCAGCTATGGAGGCCTCCCTTGTCGAAAAACGACGAACAAGTATACCAATACTCTTGGTATCGACATCATACAATGTCATACCTACGACTAAATTATAGTCGGAGTTAGATTGCCCCATGCAATAACTAGGGACAAATAAAGTTAAAGCTTGGCCGGTTTTTGCGGCTTAATGCACTGCTGCAAGATTTTATCTATTGATAGCTTTTTAGTTAAATCGATATTGCATGCATATATTGGGGTATACTTATCGACATCGACTGTAGGATTGTCTAGTTTTCTAATAAAGGGTGATTGAAGATTTGCTATCTCGCAAATTTCCCCGTATTGTACCGGCTTCCATATATTCACACCAGCATGTGTAGGTGTTATAGCGGCTATGTATGTATAAGTAATCAGTTTAAACATGGTAGTTCACAAATAAATCGCCAATATATAGTTTTTTAAATCTTAATTCTATCAATAATATATGGGTGTTGAATTGACAAGTCTTTGTACAACTTTTTAAGCACGGTTTTGGTTATATCCCCAATATCATCTTTCACTGACTTGGATTTAACCAACTTTTCTACTTCATCCTTTACCATAGACTTCAATTCTTTAGAAATCATCCGCTTAATTTCGTCTTTATCGGATTTAGCTAGTTCTTCTGCTATGATTTCTTTTAATTTACTTTTGGTGATTGTTAACTTATTTTTCATCACTATAAATAGTTCTATTCAATTTCAATATCATCATTAATATAAGCTTTTGTTAAATTAATCGATGTGCAAGTTCGTATGTAGCCGCTTTTCACATGCATAATGCGGTACATTTCATTGTTACCATATGGCTGCAAATCCCACTCACCTTCTTTTACTTCTATTACAATGGCCAATTTGTCTTTCATATCGGGCTCCCTGAACTTCCAATTGATTGCATCTGGCGGTATCACATATATGTCGTTATAATACACCAAATCTCCTAACTGCAAATTCTTTTTCTCTGGAAACCGTTTAATCATGCCTTTAATCCCTCTCTAATCACTGCCAACTGTATTTTCTAAGCCTGCTAATGGTATGCACCCATATTCTTTCTTTAACTCCTTCATGGGGGTATTTTATCCAATATATTTTAGCCATGTCCATAGCTGGATGATCATCGCTTTTATCGTGTAACTCTACGATCATCGCTATACCACCATGACAATTGCATGATACTAGGTCACCCACCTTAAATCCATGATCTGGTGGTATCTCAAAGTACTTGTATAGCCTTTCCTTATACCCCACTAAGTTGCCCTCGTTAGTAACTATCCCACGACTGTCTTATCTGGGAAAATTTTTAGGGGCATTTTTCGGGCTATCAAATATCCCAAAATTTCTTGGCGATATTGAAAAGGTACTTAGGCCGCCTGTCAGCACTGTCGCATACATAGGCACATACATTCGGGTAGGTAGGGGGTAGGGGGGTAGTGCTTCCTTATTGTTGGCTTTCAAACTGGCATATGCTTAAGTGTCTTTTACTGTATTATTTATTATTACTCTCGCGACTATCTCTCACATGCCACTTCACATAGTCAAGCAATAGGCCAGCATAGATGTAAGCAAGCACTGGCACAAAAGGCAGGAACAAACTGCAATCTGCTAGTCTCTGTCGTCTGGTCTTTCTCTTACTCATACTATAACTATCATCTATTTGTTTTTATACTCTCGCGAGGTTTCCCCGATGGCCGGGAAGTTTTGTCGCAAACTTTGTCACAAATGTGACAGGCTTTGCATGCAGCATTTTGATTAGGGTTGGCCTTGGTGATACTAAAACTGTGTCGCATAATGTCTCAAGCAAATGTGACAAGCACAATAAACAGCACACCAATCACAATCGCACCGGCATAGTCGGCAAGGTAGTCGTTGATAATCAAGGTACATCCTCCAATATGGTCAAGCAGAATCGTCCAAAGGCGGACAGAATATGACTTGACAGTTGACAGATAGAGAGATCGTATATATATTAAGTCCCTCTCACACTAACACACAATCAAAACAGAACAATATAAAACATTACCGTATCAAATAATATACACCTATCAAAATGTATACGGCAAATGGCAGACAAATAAAAGTGTGTATAAAACTACACAATCGCTAAGTCATTTCATACACAATCTCTTCTTCTAAGTTAGCTAATACTTTCTTATACAATCTATCAACAACTACTTTAGCAACCTTTTGTAAACACTTTAATGAGTTATTATATAATGTATAGTTATCCTCATCTTTATCTACTACTACACAATGACCTTTAGAAGAATCTAATATACTATACCTACTGATAAGATCTCCGGGTTTAAACATCGTTATCACCAAACTCTTTATTTGATTCCTCGGTCATTTGTGCAATGTCGGCTACAGTCAGCTTTACAGTTTTTCTATACTTGTTCTGTTCTCGCATCAGTTTATTGTATCGCTTCTTGTCATACTTGTTGACATGAAGATTCTTGATGCCCAGTCGTTCCAGTCGCTTTTTGAAGTTAACGATATTCACCAGCAAAGCAGAGTTATTGTCAACACGAGAATCAGCACGAGTCAGAATAACCTCGCGGCCTTGCAGCTTTCCATCAATCTCTTCAATAACTGTTTGTGTAATATAATACTTCATAATAAAATGTGGGATCTTTATTTTAACTCGCGGCCCATTCGAGTATTCCCTTACATAAGACTCTATGTTTATAATGCTGGCTGTCTTCAGTTAGTTCCAGCGGGTTAGACTATATTGTCAGGAGGGTGGCTAATCCTCTTATAGCCGTTAGTCTCGAAACTTCATTATCTTAACCTCTCGCACTTGGTG